AGAGGCACGACCACCGAATGTCTTCAAACGAGCACCAGCTGGACGAACCTTAGACACATCCCATTTAGGGATTTCACCACTGTAGAGGAGTGCAATAACTTGACGGAGAGCCTTAGCCCAACCTTCCTTACTATCCTTAACGACAACGACCGTCTCACTCTCGAAGAGTTGAGGCACCTCTGGGAGCTTGCTGATGAACTGTCTCTCGACACTGAACCCGACACCAGTACCGCAGAGAAGGATGAACATAGCCTCATCGAAGGCCTTAAGGTCATCTACGGGTAGGTAAGAGCAGTTGTACATGCAAGTGTTGTCACGTGCAGCGGCTGGTCCTGCTGTCATGAGTGACCGCATGGATGGCATCACCTCAAGGTTAAGGATAGCCTCCTCGATGTCCTTGATGTAGCTGTCGTTACCTGCAACAGGACGTACAATGTTGTCCATGTAACGTGCTACAGTCTCACCCCAGTTCTCACGGCGTCCTTCCTTGTCAAGCCAACGAGCATACCGTGAGGTAGCAATAAAAGTCTGGTAGTCTGTTGGTAGTAGGTTGTTCATTCGCCACGCCCTCGCATTGTTTTATCTTCTTCTAACCAGACCATCCGGTCAATGTCTTCTCGGCTAATGCCAATGTCCTTCAGTTCCCTGTCGGACAATCTGTTAAGTATCTTGATTGCCTTTCGATGCTCTGACCACATCACGCAGTACCGCATGAAACGAACAAAGATATTCTCTACCCACTTCTGTTTCATCTGTTATCTCCTGACCCTTTAATCGTACCACGCCTTGCACGATCATTCAACTTATCCATGTTTGTCTGCATAACCTCTGAGAGATTACTGTAGAAGTAATTGGATAGTGCTGTAGCATAGAACACCACATCCCCTAGCTCCTTTATAATCTCCTTCTGACTGACCTTTGTGTTGTCTCTGAGATACTTCTTGATCTTCTCAGCTACCTCACCTGCCTCACCCACCAAGCCTAGAGTGTTCTCAACTAGGCGGGTATCTCCCTTCGTTACGATCTTATCTTCTACCCAATAGGAATAGTCCATAGGTGTAACGTCTACAATCTTGAATGCGTCGATGTCTTCTTGTGTAATCATTCGTAGTCCTCTATCTTTGTTGTGAACCCGTGGTCAATATCTGACAAAGCTCCAAGGTTGTCAACTATCTCATCTGCAAATGCTTGGACAAACATGTAAGGCGTAATGCCGACAGCATCTGCTATCTCCTCAATACTGAACCGTTCAATAATGCGGGTAGTCAAATCGTCATTCATTTAACCATTCCTCTGGTATCTCCTTGTCTGCGTAAAGGAACCCATGCTTATCACACCAATCACCGTATGAAGACTTAGCACCCTTGTATAACTTGGCACGACTGTTACTGAAGACGAACCTGATGTCATGTTCTGTCCCGTATTGTCGTTTAATTTCAAGGTGTTTACGTCTATCGGCGGCTGTGAAGCGGCCCTTAGTTTCTATTATGATGCCATTGTGAAGAACAAAGTCAGGTGTGTACGTCCTAATCTTGAAGTCTTCCCACTTGATCTTGGTCTCTTCGTAGGTGTACTTAACCTTCTTCTTCTTTAACATCTTAGCTGTTTGTTCCTCAAGGCCAGACCTATACCCAGCCTTGAGTGCTCGTTGTCGAGTGGTTAACTTCTTAGGCAACGTCTATCTCCGCAACCCTTGGTTCCTCACCACCTTGGTAAGGTATAAGGGGAACGGCATAGCTGCATACTTGTACCCTTTGAGACCCTCTCCATTGTTTGCATCTTTCCAGCACTCCTTCTTGAAGTCACAGAAAACACAGCCAATAGCCAGCTTCTCGTTGCCTGTCTTGTAGTCAAACTCAACCTCGTAACACCGTTCCGGTGGTGTGTCAGATGCTAAGACTTCTATCAATTCAGTGACACGTTCTTGTGTGTCGGGTAGTAAGTCCTCAGATGGTTGGTACAGTACGAGTGAACCATCCACCTTGTTCATTGCCCAGAAAGCTACACCCTTGTTGTCAGGTACAGCCTCACTGTAGGCAGAGATTTGCTGCATGTATCCGAATGGATCATCAACAGCTAGGCTTGCCTGAGAGAACTTCTTGAAGGCTGAAGGGGAGGCAGACTTTACATCAACTACATGACCATCAATCACTGCGTCCATGTGTCCTGTAATGCCTGCAACCTTCACCCTCTCTTGCTCATGTGTCACACTGTGACCAGATAGTTTAGCAAGAGTAAGTAGTATCTCCTCGATGATGTCCCCGTACAGAAACTTGAGTAGCTTATCGCCAGTCATAGTCTCACGGCTGTGTCCCTTACTGTCATACCATAGTTGACGAGCAGGCTTACCGATTGCTGACAGGCGTAGTGTGGCTCCCTTTCCTGTACGGGGCTTCAAACGAGAACGAAGTAAGTCCTTGAGGCTGTCACCAAAGGTATCGATAACCTTCTCGGTTTCCTCTGTCGATGTGTAACCATCAGTAAGCACAGCATAGACATCTTCGATCAGGCTATCAATATCTTTAGTCATTCTTCACACCTCAAATGGAATGGACATCTCTTCCTCTGGTACAGCATTTACTGCTGTGTTAACAGCATTGGACTTGATAACAGCAGATGATTGCTCGAAGTCTACAAGCTCCATGACTTGACAGAAGTCGAAGTACATCTCCTTAGTCTCTTGCTCCATGTGAGACAGGTGACCCAGCTTAATGATGTTACCGTACTGGCTGTTACCAATAGATACAAACATGTTTACCTTTGAACCATTACCTACCAAGTCCTCTGATGGATTACCATTCTTATCGTAGACCTCACCGTAACGTGTCCAACCACCTCGTGTCTTGTGGTCAAGACCAATCTGAATGAATCGAGCACCATCGAAGGTAGTATCTTTACCCTCTTTGACTTTCTTATTCAACTTGAAGTCAGTCATGAGACGTTCAAGCTGGTCATTCATCTTGATTGCTACAGTGAACTCTGTCTCTGTCTCTGACATGTACTTGAGTGCTGGCTCCTGTAGTTTAGCCCAGCAAACTTCAACATCTTTGAGTACGATTTTCTTATCAGCCATGTATATCTCCTTTGGCGTAGTCTGTTTGATTATAATACACTGAGTAGCAGCCCATGTCAATGAGTTTCTAACCAGTTTCTGCCTATTTTTGCTTCACCATCCATAGGGCAGTTGAGTTTAAAGAAAGTGCCAGCATCTTTAATGGCTTGCACCTGTAGTTCACCTAACCTTTCTGCTTGATCTGCGTCAACCTCTGTCTGCCATTCGTCATGTACCCATGCACACTGCTTGAAGTTCAAGCCTTCCTTCTTAGCTTTGCTGTACCATAATAGATTGGCAAGGCGCATGATGACTGTCTCCCCACCCTGTAGATAAACAGACAGGGCAAGGTGTTCACTACCTATAGACAGGATGCGTCCGTCAAGACCTTTCATCCAGCCCATACTGGCAGCACGAGCAGCCTCACTCTTTAGTCTCTTGAGTGTAGGCAGTGCCTCATAGAAGTTTTGCATAGACTTGTTTGCTTGTGCTGCATTGCAACCAAGTATCTCTGCAATCTTACCCACACCTGCCCCTAGCAGGAAGGCGTAGATAAATGTCTTAGCTGTGGGTCTGTCCTTACAGAACTTGCCCAGCGCATTCATGTTAAACGTGTGGATGTCACCGTCAATAACCTGTTCTGTATATACAGGATCGTTCATGTAGTGAGCAAGCACTCGCAACTGAATACCTGCTGCATCCGTACCCACGAGCAACTTACCCTCAGGTACAGTGAAAGCCTGCCGACACTCAGCTGCGTACATGCCATCCATCTTCCAAAGGATACCATCCTTACCGTGAGGTACAGATGGGATGTTAGCCATGTTAGGGCCACGATGTGCAGCACGATGCGTTACAGCACCCGGTGTGATGACCTGTCCGTGTACCCTACCATCACCCTGTGATCCTTGCAACCACTCAGAGGCCAGCTTCCAGCGTGTCTCCAACACCTTCCACTTCTTGAGACCCTTAACTGCCTGAGGTGCAGTGTCAGGTATAGTGGCTAAATTTTCTGGGCAAATTTTATAACTGTCCCCACCCTTAGTCTTGACTGTCGGCTTCCAACCAAGACGATTAAGCCTCTTGTTAATCTGAGGTTGAGATGCTAGGTTGAACTCTTCCCACATGATCTTGGTGTAGTCACCTTGTACATTGCAACCCTCCAAGAGTTGATTGGCAAAGATGCTACCGTCTTTCTTGTACTTGAGGTTGACCTCTTTGACTGGCACAGCAATAGGAACCATGAACTCTTTGATGTCTCTCTCAATACGAGTAGTCTCAGCAAGACAGGTAGTATAGATTTCTTGTGCTAGTTCAGTGTCAAGTAGAAATCCGTTAGCCTCTTGCTCACACATGATTGCGTGGACCTGATGCTCAAGATCAATACTTGCTTGACTGAACTTAGAACCTTCTTTCAGTAGCTCCTGATACACTAGCTCAGTCACCTTAACATCTTGCTTGCAGTACTGTTTCATCTCTTCTGAGTACTGAGACCAGTCATTGAACTCACCCTTGTACTCATCAAGACGTATGCCCCATGACTTGAGACTGTGACCACCCTTACGCATAGGATTAAACAGACGAGACAGAACAAGTGTATCTACTTGTTTAGACAGTGGAATCTTGTAGCCCCACAGGTTCTCAACTACCTTGCAGTCGAAGCCTGTACCGTTGTGTGCTATCCACTTGGATACCTTTGGGGCAAACTTAGCAAAGGCCTTGGGACCACGTATGATGTAGTTACCCTTGACCCCTACCTCTTTGGCTACCATGACATGAATGACTGTAGGGTTCAAGCCATCTGTCTCTATGTCGAACACTACCTCCATGTCCTATCCTCCGTAACTTGTAAGTCTACCTGTGTGGCGTGAGTAAAGCAAGCTATCAGCTACACCTGTCTCGCCTGTGAATCGGTTCTTGATGACACGTACCTTTGTGGTGTTACGTTCCAACTCATCCTCTGCCTGTGTGTTTCTCTCTAGTGCAACGATGATGTTGGACAGCTGACCGATACCTGCCGTGCCTCGGATGTCTTGTAGGTTGATAGTACCTCCTTCTTCTGGTGGCTTACGGTTCTTGTCCCTGTTAAGATGAGACACCATAAGTAAACATATGTCAAGTTCTACTGTTAACGTCTTGAGTTTGGTGGCAATCTCATCCAAGGCCTTGCGTTCATCCTTGGCGTGGTCACTCACAACAATACTGATGTGGTCAAGTATGATGTACTTGCAGTCACATGACCGTGCTAGATAACGAACCATGCTAACAATACGTTCAACAGAATTGCTGCCGAAACTGTCATACAGATAGACACGATTGCTTCCAAGAGTGGCCTGATACGCATTATCAAATTCTTCCTTTGTGTATTCTGTATCTGGTAGGTGTAGCATCTTATCTGCGTGTATCGACATCATGCCTAGGCCTGTGTCACGTACTGGTTCCTCTAGGAATAGAGTACCTACGTTACCCTTGTCCTGCATGATGAGGCTGTACAGTATCTCTCGCATTACCTGTGTCTTACCGACACCAGTACCAGCCACAAAGGTAATCAACTCACCAGTGCGTAAGCCCTTGGTCATGTCGTTGAGACCATCGAAGGGGTAAGGCACACAGTCATAGCTTGGTGGTGTACTTACCAGATCGTACAGCTCTGAGCCAGAGATGATACCGTCAGGTGTAAAGGGACCAGCCTTCTTGTGACTGTCAATGAACTCACGTTCACGACCATGTAAGATGAAGTCGTTAGGGTCTTTGAGAACCATCTTGACTAGGCGTACCTTGCGAGGATCGAACAACTCAGCAACTGCAACGGCTGCATCCTGCCCTGCCTTGTCACTGTCGAAGCAGATGTTAATCTTCTCGAAGCTATCGAGCCACTCGTAGTTACGTTTGCAATCCTTGACTGCACCTGATGCACCATTGATTACAGACACACATGGCTCAGACATAAACAGCATCTGATACGCAGCCATTGCATCGAACTCACCCTCTGTAATGGTGACTGACTTGCCACCCTTGGAGAATGCTGATTGACCAAACAGGTCAGCCTGTGCATTGCCGTTGAACTTGAATGTCTTGTCCTCTAGTCCTCTCTGTTTGTAGCCTGTTGGCTTACCATCTAGGGTGTAAACAAGATTGACTTGTCCATGTGATGTAAGCACCTTGTACTTCTCAGCTACAGCCTTTGTTAATCCACGACTGGTGATGGCTGTCACCGTACCAGTTATGGGTTGCAGTGGCTTGACTGCTGTTAGTGTTGGTTGCATTGTTTGCTCCTCATCATCAGGGAATGTCTTGGTCTTGCACACGTAGCAGTATGCTCCATCCTCGTGAGGATAAACACCGTCACTACTCCCGCAACTTTGGCATGGCTGGTGTTTCTTGTGTTCGTATTCCATCGAATAGTTCAATTTCTTCTGCCTCCTTGATCTTAGCTACACACTTAGGACATGGTGACCAGTCCTGTGTCTTCTCTTCCCAGTATATCTCCGTTCCTTGTGTCATAGCATTACATATATAACAACGCATGTCTAGTCCTCTTCCTGTTTACCATGAATAATTCTCATGATGATTAACTTAATTGCAATGTAAGGCCAGACGAGTGAGGTGTAGAAGTAACCTGTCTCCTCGCCATCGTTAGGTGTGAAGGCCTCATAGAAAAACAGCACACCTAGAAGGTACATTGTCACAGCCCCGTAAAGAAAGTCTATTGTCAATTCATACTCCTCTTTCTATTTTGATATGCACCCTCAGTCTGATGTAAAGATGCTAGGATGTCAAGCAACTGTTGATACTTTACACAGATCACATCGTCTGTGTCAGCTTCTACCTCTGTCTGTGTCAGAAAAACTGTGCCATCATCTGTGATGTACAGGTGCAGATCGTCATGCTCTCCTGTCTCATCCATCGAGACAACCTTAACGTAATCGAACTCGAACTCTATGGTAAACACTACAGTTTCTCCTTCCCCTCCAGTTGATTGATACGCATCTCAGCATAACGAATAACTTTCTGTAGATCAAGTATCTCACTGGCATCCTTTGTCTTGCCTGAGTATGACTTAAACCCTGCACGACTAGCATACTTGATGATGTTGCCACGCCAGAAGTCAAAGCCATTCAGCATGATGTATGTGATAGGTTCAATCTTCCAACGTGCATAGTGCTCAGGCTCCTGCACGATGTCCTCTGATGTGTGCTCTGCCATTACATTCTCCTTAAAGTTTTCATGTTCTTTCAATAGTCTCTTCCACTCACTGCTAATCATTCTTCCTCCAGACAGAAACCACACCACGTGTCTCTACTTGCATTACCACAACTGACACACTTACGCCACTTGTTTTTTTCATCACGTTCTAAGGATGCCTTACGTTCTTCTTCAGTCATGGGTCTTATCATTGTCTGTCTCCCAGTATAGGCCAGTCTTAATCAGCGACACAAAGCCTACGTTAAAGATAGCAGCGAATGTCTTTGGGTCACACTCTACCTGCAACGTAGCACTACCATCCTCATGCTCAGTTATGTCAGTTATCTTGACGGGTTCATTTACATACTCACTCATCATCATCCTCCGTCAGTGCATCCCATGAGACAGTGAATAGTTCAATCATCTTACGATCAATCTGTTGTGCTACCTGCCGTGTCTCTGCCTGTGTGTCAGACTTGCAGCGCAGGTTACACATATCAGCAAAGGCATCAAGGCTACCTGACCAGTACCACTCAGTCATGGTAGACTGTGGTAGTACCATACGTGCTTGCTCTGGCGCTACACCTGCATCAAGTAACTCTTTGTATTGCTCAACTGCTGTTACATGGGCTGCTAATAGCGGTAGCTCAAGATTAACAACACCCTCACTACCTTGCTTCTTGTCGGCACTACGTCCACGCCATACGTCAGGAACATAGAACTCAGGCTCATCATCGACATACCTGCGGCTAATCTCATTCCATCTCAAGAACTTATGCTTGACCAGCTGTCGTGCTACAAAGATGGGAGCCTTAACGTGGAAGCTGGCAAAGCAGTGACCGAATGGACTGATATGTTTCTCTCTTGCGAGATACCGGATCAGCTTATTGTCTTTCTTCTTGAGCTTGGGTGGCCCCCAAGGATCATCCTCCATCTCGCTTACCTTACCAAACGATACCCTTGCTGCGTTAGCTACTGTCAGGTCACTGCCCATGTGGTCAATGTAAGTTACTTCAATCATCCAGCTTCACTCCTATACATTCTATTGTCTCTGTCCTATCGTTAACCATTACAGCTGCTATCTGTAACTCTGACTTGCAGAGGGTAAGATTGTTATGGGTAGACAGGTGATGATACCTTACTCCCTGTTCCTCTACTACTTGGAACCATATTAAAAGAAAGATCATGTCTTGCTCTCCTTGTATTGCCTATGTATCAGGGGGCATCCGTAATACTTATTATACCAAACAATTCCGATACGTCTACCCCCTATCACATCAATACTCTACCTTGTTGCCATTTAGCAACAGTGCTAGTCTGGCATTGGCATCCTGTATCCGCATACCTAAGTGACTTAGCTCCTCAGATACCCATGATGGACGGACACCCCGCCCATGCTGCTCGATCAGATAATCATATTGATTGGTGAGACTTTTTATGAGGCTCTCTGCTGTCTCAATCTCTCCGCATACACTCATTGTCTTACCCTTCCAGTGCTTTGATTTGATTCTCGATGTCAGCCTTGGCTTGTTGCAGCTGCATGATCTTACGCAGGCGCTTACCGATACGCTTAGGTTGGATCATTTTCTCACGCAACAGGACTTGTCGGCGGTACTCTACCCTCTCCGCTGATTCATTCAGTTGGTCAGCAATGGCTTGGCTTGTCATCTCTGCATCTTTCTCAATCAAGAGATCATCAATCATGCTGTAGTTGTAGGTGTGACGCTTTGCCCTTGTGAAGTGACCAGTGTACTTGTCATAGAATGCTTGGTTGATTGACTTCATGATTGGGCGAGTTGTTACATTGATAGTTGTCATAGCTTTAGTTCCTTGTTGCTACATTGCCTACACTGCGTAGGACTTAGGTTAGTAGGGACATTCCCCTTTGCCATCCCATGATGGACTTGTAGGTGGTGTAGGCTCAGGCTTGCATACCTTGATTGGTTTGACAACCCCTAGCCTAGAAATTTCTACCTCTATGTGAGGTGGCAGGTCAGACATTGTGGATGCGCTTCCATGTGACCCATGTTGCGGCCTGCATCTGATAGGCGGTGAGACCATGCTTCTTGCCTGCTCTACTGTAGGCCTGCTGTAATTCCTTACGCATCCGCTTACCGATACTTGGTACGTCCTGCATGTTGCGTCTGTCTTTGAAGGCAATACCCCATGCGTGACCATCAATTACACAAACATCATGCCCCATGATACATAGGTAGAAGTCTGTTATCTTAGGCCCATTGAGGATAAAAGCTACATCCTCTGCATTATGTGGCATGGATTGCAAGATAGACCACGCCTTGTCACGCATCTTGGTGTAAGTACAAGGAGCACAATCTTCTACATATCCTCCATCTGTAAACACTTTGCACATGTTGGCGGCATCGACTAGGTTACGTTCCCACTTGTTAGTCGGTGACAATGCCGCCACTACCCCTGCCACGATATGCACTGGCAGTTGATAACATGCCGCCATGTCTTCGCACTCTTTCAATGCGTCACGATACCATGTCTTTCCGTGCTTTATCTCATGTGGTTGAGCTTGCTTAAACACTGCGTTGATGTTGCGTACAAATTGCATAGTCTTGCTCCTTGGTTGATTGATAAAGAGACACCTATCGGGAGGAAAAGATGCCCCTGTATCAATCAAACACGACTAGCCCCAGCATTCGACGGGCTGATTCAAGTCACCGTTCTTCCGCCCCGTATCTTGGACGCTGTCCTTAAGCTAGTCTATGTGTCGTCTTGTCTTGTTATTCAGTCTGCATATTCTGTCTTCGTAGTCAAGTCTTTTTATTTCCGGTGGCCCTCTTGATTGCTAGGCCTTGCTCAGAAACTCAGGTTGGATGCGTTTGCCTTGGCGTTTGATCCGGTGTTCGTTTGCCGATGACCAATTAATGGCATAGGTCAAAACAGATAGCAAGAGAAAAATGCACGATTTACAAATTAATTTAGCCCGGTGGTTTAAGACTATATAATAGCAAGAAAAGAATATTGGTTAGGTTAACTGTTTATTGTAATTGTTTCAGTGGGTTAATGGCTGTGGGAGTGTGAGTAGGTGTAACACCGCATCTAAATTGTTATAATATAACATAACATGTGACCGATTTACAACAGGTGTGGCCCATGCGCAACATGTTGCATAATTGCAACGGGCGGGAGGGGGGTTAGGGGTTGCCTCTTGTATGTACAACACACAAAAATATTTACTAACAGAAATTCTAGACCCTAGATAAACAAGTACAATAAGCACAGTCCACAATTAATTTCAATAAAAAGTAAATTAGGTGTTGACAACCTGAATCAGTATGTGTATAATAATATTAAGATGTCCCCCCTGCTATATACCCTTACAGGGATAAACAGAATAGGAGTAGATTGTAGCTAGTACCAGTTACAGTCTATCTCCTTCCTTCTTTAATAGGTAATGACAATGGCTAAGAAACCTAGTAAGACTTGGTTCTATGAGACAACACTACCAGATACTCGTAACAGTTTAACTTTATATTCTTTGAAGAAGAGAGATCATATTGTAGCTGGTACAACTTACAAGTCCCTCCATAAAATCTATATTGAAATGGAAGACCCTACAGAGTACGAATTTGCAATGGCTGTGTTTGGGGACTACTCCGTTTGGGAAAACCTGTGTAACCTATCATGGTTCAAGAAACATCACCTACAGATGCAGAAAGAGTTAGTACTCAAGCTGAAGGCTCGTACAGTTAAGAACATGATTAATGATCTTAATGAGGGTAAGGCTAGTTACAATGCTCAGAAGTATTTGGCTGATGCTGGTTACTTAGATGGTAATGGACGTAAGCGTGGTCGTCCGTCTAAAGATGAACTAGACGGTGCTTTGAAGCAAGCAGCTATGGATAAAGCTGATACAGAAGATGATGCAGCAAGGATTGGGTTAATTAACTGATATGGCTAAGACACCTCCAATACAAGATATACAGTCAGGGTTTAGTTCTACTATTACACTAAACTCTAACTTTAATGCATTGAAGGATGCTTTTGACAATACTCTGTCTTTGGATGGTAGTACACCTAATGCTATGCAAGCAGAGCTTGACTTAGCTAATAACAATGTAATTAATGTAAATACTTTAGAGGCTGATGCTCTGCTTTTGAATGGTGTAGCTATTACTCCTTCCAATGCAGCTGGAGCAGCCTTTCAAAACATTACCGTGTTTGGTTCTAACTTAATTGATGATGAAAATGCGAGTGAAGCTAGAACTACACTGGGACTAGCTACAGTAGCAGCTACAGGTAGTTATACAGATTTAATCAATACTCCAACCTTAGGTACAGCTGCTGCAACAAACAGTACAGCATATGCTACAGCTGCTCAGGGTTCTTTAGCTGATACTGCTTTACAGTTAACGGATACGTTGCTTACTTCTGATTGGCAAGCTGGTACATCGACTTCTGAAGCTATTGTTTCTCCAGCTAAGGTTAAAGCAGCCATTGATGCGTTGTCACTAAAAGAGACGGGTAGGGATGTCACTGGGGATGCAGGATACCTTACACTAAGCAATGGTTTTATAATCCAGTGGGACAACTGGAACTATTCCCACGGGTATCGGAACTTTCCCATTACTTACCCTAATGCTTGTCTTGGCTTCTCTTACACTCAAAGAAGTGGCTGGTACGAAAACTGGCACGGTTATAAAGTCAGTAACTCTCAGTATTACACAGCAAACATCTATGCTGGTGAGAACGACTCTCGTGCCACTTACCAAGCCATGTTTTCAATAGGATACTAATATGAAATATGCGCATATAGATTCTAATAACTTTATCCTTGGTTGGTACACCCCTGAGCTACACAGTAAGATACCTACGCCTAACGTAGAGGTTAGTGACAGTACTTGGAGAACGGCTTTAAACAATAGTCACAACCACATTACAGCGGAGGGTGTTACATCCTTTGTTGACCCTAAAACAACAGAAGAGCTTGAGGCTGAAGTAAGAGCTGAACGTAACTACTACTTAAAGCATGAGGTAGACCCTATTGTAACCAACCCCTTGCGCTGGGAAGGTCTTACGTTAGAGAAGCAGCAAGAGTGGAAAGACTATCGAACAGCTTTGTTAACTCTACCAGATCAAAGTGGTTTTCCGAATACTGTAACTTGGCCTAATAAGCCAGCAAGTTTTAGTAGCAATTTTTAGGTAAGAAAACAAAATGGCTAAAAGACCTACAGTAACTACACTACAGTCAGGGTTTAACTCTACTGAGGTGTTAAATGCTAACTTTGAGAATATCAGAGAAGCATTCGATAATACTTTGTCTTTAGATGGCAGTACTCCAAATGCTATGGAGGCAGACCTAGACTTAAACAATAACGATATTCTAAATGCTAATGCTCTGTTTGTTAATGGTCAGGATGTAGTACAGACTACAGCTACCGCTTTAGCTGCTGCTCAGACTGCCCAAGCAACTGCTGAGGCAGGTATTACAACTGCTACAACTAAAGCAGCTGAGGCTTCTGCTAGTGCTACTGCTGCGGCTACCAGTGCTACAGCAGCCCAGACAGCTGAAACCAATGCAGAACTAGCTGAGACTAATGCTGCTACATCAGAAACTAATGCCGCTACATCTGCTTCTACTGCTACAACGAAGGCATCTGAGGCTTCTGTTTCTGCATCTAATGCCTCCACTTCTGAGACCAATGCTGCGTCATCTGCTACGTCTGCTTTAGGTTCAGCCAATGCAGCCTCTACGTCAGCATCTAACGCAGCTACCTCCGCATCTAATGCTTCTACATCTGAAAGCAATGCAGCTGCTTCTGCAACAAATGCTGCTACTTCAGAAACTAACGCCTCTACGTCTGAAACGAATGCTGCATTTTCAGCATCCTCAGCTTCCATCTCAGCTGCTACAGCTACAACCAAAGCATCTGAGGCTTCTACATCAGAAACAAATGCTGCTGCAAGTGCAGCTACAGCAACAACTAAAGCAAGTGAGGCATCTACCTCAGCATCCAATGCCGCTACCTCAGAAACTAATGCAGCTAGTTCAGCTAGTGCAGCTTTAGCTTCTCAGAATGCGGCAGCAACATCAGCAAGCAACGCAGCAACAAGTGAAGCAAATGCAGCTACTTCAGAAACGAATGCAGCAGCCTCTGCTGTCACAGCAAGTAGTGCAGCCAGTACAGCAGCAGCTGGAGCAATATCATTAATTGAGTCTTTGAGCTACCTTCAGGACTTTGGACTTATTACAGATTCAGCTGGGGAAACCGCTGACTATGGGAGTATCGCAGCATGACAACGCAGATTAAAAGACGCCGTGGGACTACTACTGAGCACTCCACCTTTACAGGTGCTGAGGGTGAACTCACTATTGATACAACAAAAGATACAGTTGTTGTCCATGATGGCTCTACTGCGGGTGGTCACCCCTTAGCTAAAGAAAGCTCCATTACAGGTAAAGTAGATACCTCTGGCGATACCATGACGGGTGATCTCACGGTTCCCAATCTGGTCGTATCTGGAACCGTAGATGGTCGTGATGTATCCGCAGATGGCACTAAGCTAGACGGTATTGAGGCTGGTGCTACAGCAGATCAAACTGCCGCTGAGATTAAGACTGCGTATGAAAGCAATGCTGACACTAACGAGTTCAGTGATGCAGAGCAAACTAAACTGGCAGGCATTGAAGCTGGCGCTGACGTAACAGATGCGACTAACGTGGCCGCTGCTGGCGCACTTATGGACAGCGAGGTAACAAACCTTGCCCAAGTCAAAGCCTTTGACTCTACAGATTACGCCACATCTGCCCAAGGAACTCTTGCGGCAAGTGCAGTTCAGCCCAACGACAGTGCGGCTCTCAAAGAGTTAGACCTCAACGCAATCGCAGCCACCATCTCCGACACAGCCGTAGACGTATTCGTGTATGACACCCGCAAGGACAGCGATGGCGGGGCATGGCGTAAGCGCACACAGCATACTAGCTGGTACAATGAGACACTGAACACTGCCACCCGTGGTAGCCGTAAGGAGTTCCCTGCGGTTGCTGTGATTGTGGCTGAGAGTAATCAGGTTACGATCTACGATGGTGATGATCCTGATCTGCCTATGTGGATGGTGTTTAATGAAGGTGTTTCTTGGGGTTCTGGTACGGCATACTACTTTGGCTCTACGGGAGAAATGTCATCTGTAACAGCTTTAAATGGGATAATTTCTGTTGGTAAAACAGCCAGTAGCAATCAATTTGATGCTCTAACTCTTATTCAGTTTGTGTCAGACAATGGTCGTCAGTTTACGAGTGTTGGTACCAATACAAGCGGAGGCACTTTTGCAAACAACATTGCTAACAGGAATGCAGACCAGAGAAACCCAGTAGGTAATACTGAAATAATCTCTGGTATAGTCAACGATGTAGCCATGACCGTTCTGCCCAACGCCCCGATTGATGCTGCTACAGGATTGCCTGTGCCGACGATTGCGGTGGCGACTAATGGTGGCGTGAGTGTTATCAAGGATGATGGGACTGTTGTTGATAGTGCGGTTACGCTTGGTAGTATTCGTGTCAGCTTTGACAACGCATACGGTATTTACTACCGCAGAAATACCGTAACGG